CACTACAAAACAACCAAAGTCCAACAAAAAAAAAAAATAAAAAAAAAAAAAAAAAAAAACAAAAAAAAAAAAAGAGGGGAGAGAAAAAAACGAAAAAAAAAAAAAGCCGAAGGGAGATGGGGACTGCAAGAACTTTAAAAAGAAGAAAAACAAACCGGGGGGGCCTTTACCTTTTTTTCTTTTTTTCTTCTTCTTCTTTTTGCTTTTTCCTTTGAGCATTTTTTGCTCTTAACGCGGCTGCTGCCCTTCCTATTCTTGCAAGAAATCTAAATCTCTCGTTAAGCTGCTGTGTCATTTGATATCCTTATTAAATTCTTAATGCGTTGACTGTAATATTTATATTATTGGTATCTATTCTTAAAATCACGTTCTGAATTGAGGAAATGTCTTTTGACTTTGAAACTGCAAAAATCTGTAGGTAATTCAATCCAGAAGTTAAAAGGTCTACTGTCAAATTAGTTAAAGACACTCTCCCTGTTGTGTAATTCACAGTACCTATTGGAAATAGAATTGCACCAGTTGTCGTAACAAGATTAATAACACCATTACCATCGTCCATTAATTTTACTGATTGATTCTGGTAAATGAAGGTATCAGAGGAAACAATATTATCCACAGTTGTTGATAGTTCTTGGTCAAACGAGAATGACCAATTCTGTCCTAATCTTAATGTTGGTTCGATTCTTTTTATCATTTTCAAATCAGTTGAATTTGATACAATAGAAGAATCTGCAAGATCTATTACACGCACAAGCTGTGAATATCTAAGAGTTTTCTTGAAACCATTTATGGCTGCATTATTATAAGAAACAATTTGGTTATAGGCAAGAGTTCTTATATAAGAAGAGTCAACAGATGTCGCATTGAAATTGTAGTTGACAATACAGTCAACACCAACATACAAATAATCTGCATTGTTAAAGATTGGTGTTATGGATAGAGGTGACCTAGGAGCGAGAAAGTCATAGAACTGTTTCTTTTTACTCTCTGGTAGCCCTGTAATGTTGTCAAGGGCAACTGTTACAGAAACCTTTCCATACTGTGGAGGATCTAGAGTCTCACCACCTACAACTGAAACATCAAGAATTTCTGGAAACTCTTCAAGAAGAAGAATTTCATAATCATCTGCGGTAACACATCTTTCTTGAGTTGTAAAGTGTCTTGGTGCATTAAATCTTATTGACTCTGTAGTTTCTGCATAGGCACCACCAGAAGACGCCTCGTTTACAGTAATGATTACATTAGCGTGACCGTCTATGCTTCCATCTGAGGCAAAAGAAAAGATGTTGTTTGGAAGATCACCAGATGATATTCTATAGGTTGCAATGATAACAGCACCATCTTTTGGAGTTCTTCCGTTTACTCCATCACCAAAGACAAGTTCATATTTACCGTCAAATGCTCCCTGAATAAAGAAAACCTGAGAGTTTGATGTAAGATCAAAAAGAGATGTTGTCTGTTGATAGAGATATGATTTTGAACCTCCGTCTTCTACAACATTAACAGAAATAGAAGAAGTGTCAACGTCTGGATTTGATAAAATAAACTTCTGTGCCGTGTTTGATGAGTTGTAAATAAACTGATCTGAGTTTAGAATACCCTCAAAGAGTTCTACATTTTCTGTTAGGATTACATTTGTATTTGAAACGGCTGTTGTAGCAGTATTGGTAGAGAATGTAAAGGTGTTTGAGCCAATTCTACCAGTAAAACTTGTGTACTGAGGTATTACTGCACCCTTACTACCGTTTGTTGTTGTAATTTTAATGTTCACATTTGCTCTTGACGAAAGATTCGATCTTGGTGTATAGTTCAACTCTTTGGCGTGAGAGATGATAGAGTCTCTCATGATTGCAGAATCAATAAACATTTCGTTTCCTATCATGTTTAGATAGAATGCATTGTGAAATGTATTATAGGATAAAATGTCTAAAAGAACAGACATGTTTGATCCCTCAAAATCATAATCTCTAAATCTATCTTGATTCTGAAGATATGTTTTAAGTGAGTTTCTTAGTGTTGCAAAGTCGAGTGCTACAACTGATAATGAAGAGTTTGACAAATGTATTTTCCTTTTTAGCGTTTAGATGGTCTAACTCTTGGTGGTCTGGCTTTTGGTTTTCTAACATAAATTGATTTAATCATTCTATCAAATTTATCCCATGCTCCCCAGATCCACCCAAACCTTTTTACGTCTTCATTTAGAGATTCGTCGTTTAAAAATTCTTTAAAAGTTTTCATTTTACCTTGCCCTATTTACATCGATTTGAAGAAACTGTCTTTCTGGAATATTTATTATTTCAAAAACAAGATTTATCGTAACAGCATTTTGATCTTCGTGACCTAAAACTTCTATTTCAACAATAGACACTCTTGGCTCATAATTTTCTATTGTTTCCTTTATTACGTCCTTGACTCGAATCAAAGTTTCTGGAGTCATGTTATCAAACAGAAGAGATCTTATTCCACAACCAAGATTGGGATTAAAGAATCTCTCATATTTATCCGTAAAAATAAGATTTCTTAATGATCTTTTCACAGAGTTGACATCTGTGAACAAAAATATCTGTTTTGTATCTGGATGTGCATCCAGATTCATGGTAAAATCAGAATATTTTGCTTTTTTTGGTGTAGTTAATATATATTGAGATCTCTGTGTCATTTTTAACCTTTTTATCCTGATATTTTATTTATGAAACAACTGTTGACAAGATAAAAATAAGTGCTAATCTGAAATAGAAAGGAGAAACTCATATGAAATACGAAGATACCATACACGAAAAAGAATTTGAAATTTCCATTCCTACTCTTATTTCTATTGGAATTGCAATACTTTTTCCTTGGTTTTTAGGAATGTTTCAGATTTTTGATTACTTCTTTAAGGGCATTTCAAATTAAGAACATGAAATACATTCAGTTAGAAACCGATAAGTGGGAAGATCTTAACAGAACATATCGAGTTCTGGAGTATACTCGTCAAAATTTGTCACGAGACACATCAAGAGTTGATCTTCTTTTAGAAAAAGAAGATGGCTCTCTTATCAATAGAACAGTAGCATATCACCAGATAAAATGGATTTTCAACTACTAAATATAGGAGATTTTGGAGGTTACACATGATATTGTTGGATGTTCCTAGTATAATACAATCTACAAATTATTCATGTGGTCCTGCCTGTGCGACTGTGATTTTAAAGTATTATGGTTATAAAGCAAGAGAAAAAGTAATGATAAGAAGGCTAGGTGCAGATCCTGATGAAGGAGTTTCACCAGAAATTCTTGTAAAATATTTTAGAGACAGACGCTTTAGAATAAAACAAAAACATGATATGACCATTGAAGATCTGGAAAAACTTCTTGACAAAGGAGTTCCTGTAATAGTAGCATATCAAGATTGGTCTTATAAACCATCTGAGACAAACTATCATAAGACATGGGATAATGGACACTATGCAGTTGTCATGGGGTATGACAAAAACAAAATCTATCTCTCTGATCCATCATCTAAAAAGAAAAAAAAAGGATTGAAAAAGGAAGATTTTTATGGTAGATGGAGAGACATATCCTCTGATGGTAAAATCTATCATCGATGGGGAGTTTCCATAGGACCAAGAAGAAAGTTGACATGATGGATGATTTGATGTTATTTGTTATTGTGTTTTTTATATATGTTGTTTTAGATATAGCATGGACAAAATACACACAGTCTATTGCTAATAATAACAAGTTAAAAGCTTGTGTTTGGGCTGCTATTATTCCTGTACTTTCTGCGGTTCTTGTTTTACAATATACCTCTAACAATTATGCTATCATACCAATGGCTTTAGGTGGTGCTTTTGGAACTTGGATAGCTATGACCTATATTGATTAAAATAGAAATTGAAATTTAAGGAGAATTTTGATTATGAAAACTGAATATGATTTTGGTTTTGGATTAGTACCCGCCCATCAAGTTCACGGAGGCCAAGGAATGATTGAAACTCAAAAACTGAGTCTTGATCAAATATATCAGCTAATGCGAAAAGAGATTTTAAGATTAGAAGAGGAATGTAGAATGAGAAAATATCGTGATAAGCCTGATGAGTATACAGATTATGCTGTAGAAGATCTAATTGAACGCAGACGCCTTCATAAGGAATATGATGATAGTATTCTAAGAGAAGAGCAAAAGAAACGTGAATTGACTGAAAAAATTAACAGGGCGATAAAAAATGAGTAAACTTACTGATCGACTCATTGAATGGGCACAAAATCACGAAATGATTGATAATAATTACACCGATCATGGAAAAGATTGTCTAGAGGCAGCTAAATTACTTTGGGCACATGAAGTAATCGAATATATTAAAAAATGGGAGAATTTAGATGACTAAATGGAACTATCGTGTTGTGCGGCATAATCGCGGCACAGACGAAGAGTATTTTACAATAAAAGAAGTGTATTATAACGAAAATAACATATCTTATGCGGATCGTTCAGCAACACCTTTTGGAACAACAATTGAAGAGTTAAAAGAAGATCTTCAACTATTGACTTCTGCACTGACTCGTCCTATTCTAGACTTCCAAAGAGAAAGCGGAAAACTAATGGAGTTAAAAGATGATCAAAAATAAAAATAGTAGATTGTATCTTGTAGAAAATATTTCTGTGTTTCGAACACGTTATGCTGTTGAAGCAGAAAGTATTAAAGAAGCAGAAAATGAAGTAAAAACCAATATGGAAGTTGCAGAACTTGGGCAAAAGCATATATCTGAAATTCACTTATCTTCGCGTGAAATAACACATGAAGAAGTGGTAAAACTTTTCTTTGAGGATACTCCTTATCTTCAAGGTGTTTGGAGCAATAAAACTGTTTTAGAACTTGTTAATGTTGTTCCGCCGAAGAAAGAAAGTTTCAATGGAGAATGAACACGGCTACTGTCCAAATTGTAATCTGAATCTTGACGGAGAAAAGATTTGGGATTATTTTTATAAAATAAAAGCTTCAGAAGAAGATGCTGATAAAAATGCTGCATTATTCGGAGCAACAAGAGAAAAGGGTTTCTTTGGTAAGCAGATTGCTATATACTCAATAGATAAAGATCGAACAGTAGCTTATCGTTGTCCTGAATGTAATCATGAATGGAAAAGAGCATGACTATTTGTAGAATTGATATCTTTTGTACTGATGGAAAGAAGTACACTCATCTTGTTTCTGAATATCCCATAAAGAATAACATTCCGACATATTCGATCTACGAAAATACTATTCGTATTACAAATCAGTATAATGAAACCTATTATCCTTTTACCAATATGATAAAGTATGAAATTAGATTTTTGGATGAAAAAGATCCAGAATATTCTTCATTCTGTAAAACTTTTAATTTGACAGAAGAAATGCTTTCTCGTAGAATAATCACATCAACTGACCTTCCCTTTTGAGGAATTAAAAATGTTTGATGTTCGTGACCTGAATCAGTATCCTCCTCGTTTTAACGTGAACGATACAGTTTATGTTTATCGAATGACTCCCTATGGTGGTAGAATTTATCAGGGAACTATCCTTGAAGTAATAAATGCTAATGGTACTTATGAAGTAGATACCATTGATGAGCATATAGAACTTGACTTGTTTAAAGTGACGTGGAAAGATAGTATGGGTAGAAATCAAGAAGATTTGATACATTCCTATGAACTGCTAACTGAGGATCAGGCAGATGAAAAGAAAGAAACTCTCGACTACTATTACAATAATCGAGATTAACAGGAGGAATCCTGTTGCTAAGGCAGTAACTAGAATTGTACCTAAAATGGTACATTCTAAAAAATTATATTCAAGAAAAACAAAACATAAAAAGGAGATAGTGGATGGTTGATAAACTAATCAAAGATGGTAAGGTTGCCGTCATTCTTTCTACAGGATATGCAGGGTTTTCTTCATGGGCAAACAGCAGAGAAGAAGCAGAAAAACTCATGTTCGATCCAGAAATTGCTCAAATGATTATTGACAAGAAAGACATGTTGGATATAATCAATTTTACAATCGAAAAGTATAAGAATAATCATGTCTCAGCGTTTATTTACGAATTGGCTGTAACTTGGATTCCTGTTGGAAAGAAATTTCTCATTGAAGAATATGATGGATTGGAAGTGGTTCTGCTTGAAGAAGATATTTGTTTTCACCAAGCTTAAAAGGATATAATATGAATTTTCGTGAAAGTGAGTTGTTTTATGCTCGTTTGGAAGGTAAGTTTGCTGCTCTTGATGATGAAAGAGACAATGGACATTTTTACATGAACATGCGTAGTCAAAAAATGAATGACATGGAATACTGGAATATTTTTTATGATTCTTATCATGAACAAATGAGTAAAGTTTAACTTATGTCAACACTCATTTGCAATTTACCACAAATTCATGTGTGGGTTAGAAAAGAATATCTTCGTGATCTTGAAGATGGGCATGGAGAATTTGTAAGAGGCGTTTTTGTTGCGGCAAAATCTCTTCCGGGTAGAACTTTTTATTTTGAAACTTTTTTACCTGATTATGCTGCAATGTATGACAAACTTCCAATATCTGCCTTTGTCTCAACACCAGCAATTCCAAAAATGGACTTGCCTCTAGACGAATTACAATTCTGGAATTGTATGAGTCATGGTGTTACTTGTACTGTAAAAAGATTTATTGCTCCTATGGATTGGGCAATTAAAACTAGAAATCATGGTAATCTTAAAGGAGAATATATTTGTACTCTTGACAATTACCATTCAGAAATTGATTATGTTGATTATTGTACTTCTGAAATACCAGCAGAGCATAAGTCAGCTAATCTAATTGCTCTAGAGAATGGTCAATTTGCACTTTATCCAAACAATCGATGTAGAGTATACGACACATCCCTTACACCTAAAGAAGTTTTAACACCTGATTTTAAATGTTCAACAAAATATTTTAGAGTTGAAAAATCAGATAAAAGTTCTAGATTAGGTGATACAGACAAATATTTTTATTAGTCACCAGCAAAAACTGTGAAAGATCCTGTGGCAGTATCACCACAGGATGCTTCATCTCCTTCTCTACAAACTTCTATACCAGATGCAAAAACAGTTGAGGAACAACCAACCATAACAGCAGATGCATGAATTCCTATGCCGTGTGGCTGAATCTGTGCACCTTTTACTGCTATTGGTTTACCTTCTACAAGAACAGTAGGAGAAAGATCCCCTATGATCAATCCTCCTGCTGTATCTTGATTTACTCTAGATATTCCGGGCATTTATCTTAATTATATGCTTATAAGTTTTGCTCATGAAAATAACTCTATCTTACATTAACAATTGGGTTGTTTTTTGAAAAGTTATTTTTAAGATAACTTTTTAATTGTGGAAATATTTCATCAAACCCATCTGAATTGGCTGTAGTATGTCTAGGGGAATTAGAATAATAAACTGCCTCATCAGAGTCTCCTCTTGGGTGTCCTTTTATGTGATGTGAAAATGAAATAAGATGAGGAGTTTTAGCAGACGGTTGCCATCCATACAATTCTTCTCCTCCAACAGTATAAGCAACTTCTATATGTTGATTTGGATCTGTTGGATGATCCAATCTAAAAGTAGAAAATGCTGAAAGGTGTTTCTTAGGGTCAGTTTTATCTAAACCAAATGCTCTGCCAAAAAATCCCGTCTCGTAATGTCTTTGTATTTCTGGGTCATCTGGTCCTGCAAGGCCACCTAAATCGTGATGGTAAGCTTTACCATACTTAGAAAGAAGATTTAAGATTTTTGCCTTGTGTTCTTCGTATCCTTCTGGTGTCACTTTAGTGTACTTATAACCTTCATT